AGCCAGTAAGTATCAAAAATCTGTCCGATCAGCTGATGACGGCTTCGGGATTCAGGGGCAAGAAGTTTCTCTTTAAACAATTCTAACTGTTGTGGCTTTTGCTGTTTCTCTACTTCCTGTGACATATTTACCTGCATTGCGTCAGGCTGTTTTTCATGTATATTTTTATCGTTTATTGTTCCTTCGAAAAGCTTCTCCTCTGCTTTTGTAAAAGGATCTTTTGTCTGATAAATCTTTTGCTCACGTACTGCCTGTTCCGCCATAGTGATAGTTCCTCGTGGAAGTGTTGAATAAGAAGAAAACTGTTTTTTATCCATAGCAGTATCTGGTGCAGATACTGTCCTATCATTGCCTTTTATTGACACATTCGAAGTACGATTAACTGTGTTCGCTACTTGTGTTCGATACTCCGGCATTTCAGCACGACGTTTCATTTCAAATGGCTCCGGTACATCCCCCGGTTTCACCACAGACGACAGTTTCTTTACCGGTTCTTCTTTTCCAAAAGGTACTGTCTGGATCATTTCTCTTGTAGTAAGCGCCTTATGAACTGTCTCATAAACGGCATCGTAAACTTCCGTTCCTCTGGCAAACCGTACTTCCATCTTACTTGGATGTACATTTACGTCCAAATCATTTCCCTCCATCTGAATATGAAGCGAAACAAACGGAAACTTATGTTGCATAAGAAACCCTTTATAGGCATCCTCGATTCCCTTTGCAATGATCCTGTTTTTTACAAAGCGTCCGTTAATATAGTAATTCTCAAAAGTACGGTTGCCTCTGGAAATCTCCGGTTTTCCCACAAAACCCTCAATCTTCATGAAATCATTCTCGTAGGATACTTCAAGAAGTGCTTTGGTAATATCTCTTCCATATATATTATAGATCACATCTTTTATATTGTAATTACCGGATGTGTGAAGCTTCACCTGTTTATTCTGGATATATTTAAAAGAAATCTCAGGATGGGACAATGCCAGCTGTTCCATCAAAGTGCTGACATAATTTCCCTCCGTAGTATCTGATTTCAGGAACTTGCTTCTTGCAGGTGTATTATAAAAAAGGTTTCTCACTAGGAAAGTAGTTCCTTCCGGAGCCCCCATATCCTCTAAAGACTCCTGTACACCACCATTGATCACATAACGGACTCCGCTTAATGCAGATGGGGTTTTTGTGATCAGTTCCACCTGCGCAACAGCAGCAATACTGGACAAAGCCTCACCGCGAAATCCAAGAGACGCAATGTGTTCCAGATCCTCAACCTTCTCAATCTTACTGGTGGCATGACGCAAAAATGCCAGGGGTACCTGATCTCTTTCCATACCCCCGCCATTATCTGTGATACGTATCATCTTTTTGCCGCCGTCTGTGATCTCCACTGTTACAGCAGTTGCTCCTGCATCAATTGCATTCTCCACAAGCTCCTTCACAATGGAGGACGGACGTTCCACTACCTCACCGGCAGCGATCTTATCTATGGTCTGCTGGTCTAATACTGCAATTTTTCTCAACTTTTATCACCATCTGTTCTTAATCTTGTTTTGCAGGTTATAAAGTGTGTTCATTGCCTCGATAGGAGTCATGTTTCCCATATCAAGACCCTTGATTTCTTCTATGATGTCATCATCTTTAACGGTATCAAACAGGGACATCTGTGCCATATCCATCTGATTGTATACAGGCTTTTTCTTTTTCGCAGACGTCAGGTCTTTTACTGCTGCCGTAATATCCGCATCACTGAGTTCCTCCACCAGTTCCTTTGCTCTCTGGATCACAGAATCAGGAACACCGGCAAGCTTGGCAACCTGGATACCATAACTTTTGTCTGCGCCGCCCTGAACAATCTTGCGCAGAAATACAATATCGTCCCCTTTTTCCTTGACAGCGATACAGTAGTTATTGACTCCCGGAATCTTGCCCTCCAGTTCAGTAAGCTCATGGTAATGAGTAGCAAATAATGTTTTGGCGCCACAGAGCTTCGTATTGCTGATATGCTCGATCACTGCCCATGCAATTGCAAGACCGTCAAATGTACTGGTACCACGTCCGATCTCGTCCAGGATCAGAAGACTTCTGGAAGTGGCATTTCTCAGAATATTCGCAACCTCTGTCATTTCCACCATAAAGGTACTCTGACCGCTTGCCAGATCATCCGATGCACCAACACGAGTAAAGATTCTGTCAACAATTCCGATGTTTGCTTTTTCAGCAGGGACAAAGCTTCCAATCTGTGCCATCAGTACAATCAGGGCAGTCTGTCTCATATATGTAGACTTACCTGCCATATTTGGGCCTGTGATAATGGATACCCTTTTTTTATGGTTGTCCAGATATGTATCATTTGCAATAAACATATCGTTCTCAATCATCTGCTCTACAACCGGATGACGGCCATTCTTGATGTCAATCACACCTGTTGTGTTTGTTTTCGGACGTACAAAATGATTTCGTTCTGCAACCAGTGCAAGAGAAGCAAACACATCTAATGCGGCTACTGCCTTGGCTGTTTTCTGAATACGCACAACCTCTTTACCGACAGTATCACGCACATTACAGAATAATTCATATTCCAGCGCATAAAGCTTGTCCTCTGCACCAAGAATTAAATCTTCCAATTCCTTCAATTCCTGTGTAATGTAACGTTCTGCATTAGAAAGTGTCTGCTTACGAATATAGTTGTCAGGTACCTGGTCTTTAAATGTATTGGTAACCTCCAGTGAATAACCAAATACACGATTATATTTAATCTTCATTGTCTTGATACCGGTACGCTCACGTTCCCTTGCTTCCAGTTCGGAAAGCCATTTTTTGCCATCTGTTCTGGAGCGGCGGAATTTATCTACATCTTCATTATAACCTTCTTTGATAATACCGCCATCCTTCTGTGCAAGAGGCGGATCTTCCACGATGGCACGTTTAATCAGATCTGTTACATCTTCCAGAGAGTCCATATCTTCATAAATTTTCTGAAGCAGGGGAGTCTTAAATTCTTTTAATACCTGTTTTATATATGGAAGCATTTCCAGTGAAGAAGCAAAAGCGATCAGATCCCGCGGATTAGCTGACTTATAACTGATACGGCTGATCAGTCGTTCCAGATCATAGACAGGTCCCAGATATTCCCTGATCTCGTCGCGAAGCATTCTATTTTTATTTAACTCTTCCAACGCCTCAAGACGTTCCTCGATCTCATCTCTGTCGATCAATGGCTGTTCTACATAACTGCGAAGTGTTCTGGCACCCATGGCAGTCTTTGTCTTATCCAGTACCCAGAGAAGAGAACCTCTTTTCTGTTTTTCACGTAATGTTTCTACAAGTTCAAGATTCCTGCGGCTGGAGCTGTCGATCAGCATATACTTTTCTGCTGCATACGGACGGATCGTCGCCATATGGGACAGCGCGGTTTTCTGTGTTTCCTTCAGATAAAGGAAAAGTGCTCCTGCTGCAATGATCCCGCAGTCATAATCACCAACGCCCAGTCCATCCAGAGAACCTACATGAAAATGATCTTTTAGTGTGCGGCGGCACAACTCGTCATCGAAATACCAGGAATCCAATGAAAAAACACAAATCCCAAGACGGTTCTGCAAGTCATCTGTATCTATATTAGACATATAAAAAGAATCATTACAGATAATCTCTGCAGGAACAAATTTATTGATCTCATCAAGAAGTTTCTGAGGTTTGTCCACCTCTGTAAGGAAACAGTCACCTGTTGTAATGTCTGCAATAGCGCATCCGAAATGTTCTTCCATAGACACAATAGACATCAGGTAATTATTCTTTGTCTCATCAAGAGCAGCAGCATCCAGTGTGGTTCCTGGGGTTACGATCCTTACAACCTCACGCTTTACCAGTCCTTTGGCTTTTTTAGGATCCTCTACCTGCTCACAGATTGCTACCTTATGTCCTCTCTCGATCAGACGATTAATATAAGTCTCCGCAGCATGATAAGGGACACCACACATGGGTGCCCTCTCCTCTAATCCGCAGTCCTTTCCTGTAAGGGTAATCTCCAGTTCCCTGGTGACAAGTAATGCATCATCAAAAAACATTTCATAAAAATCTCCCAGACGGTAGAATAAAATGCAGTCTTTATATTGTTCCTTTGTCTTGCAGTATTCCTGCATCATCGGACTCATTGCCATTTAATTGTTATCTCCTATCTTCATAACAGCTCACTGCTGTTTTTTATCTCATATATATTGTATTTTTGACATCTTAAGATTTTAACATGAATAAATAGAAGATGCAAGATAGAGTATAAACATTTATTCTATCATGTTGACTATATGTTACTAAACATCCTCCTTCACCATCCCTTTATAATTTATTTCAGCGTAGTCACGATCAGTTTACTTTCCAGGGCAGCTGCGATCATATTATCAGGGATATCTTTGGATACCACACTTCCTGCGCCAATCACTACATTGTTTCCGATTGATTTTTTACTTTTGCAGATGCCATGATTCTGATATGACACCGTTTTCTAACATTTGTTAGATACCATAAAACATAGAAAGCCGGGAGCGATTTCCCGGCTTTTGGCATTTAGAACCAATTACTTGTCTTTATATATGAATCTATGAGTTAGCCCATTTTTGAATGTAATAGCAGTAATCTTTCCGTCGGCTGTGTAGATGGAGTCGAGAATAGTTTCCATATATGCTTTTAAAATATCTGGATCCACAGTGCTGACCAGTTTTTTGAAATAGATATATTTTTTATTTTTTAATTCTTTTTGAATCAGTAAATGACTGGCTTGCTTAATAAATTCCTCATCTGAAAGGAAGGAGGCTTGATCTTGCGTCATAAGCCCCAATTGCCTGTTGATATTATCTAAATGAGATGAGATTTCACTTTTCCGAATGATAAAATCTTTTTCCGACATGGAAGTCTCAGAATATAAATAAAGGTCCTGTAAACGCTGGAGTGCTCGCTCCTGCTTTTCTTTTTCTTTTCTGAGTTTTGAAAGTTCCGGATCAACAGCTGCCTTTTTCTTTCGTGGGCTCTTGACTGAAAAAATATAAGATCTGTCAGAACCATATCTTGACAGGAGATTAAAAAAGCTATTAAGCCCATTTTCTTCAACAGAAGATACTTCGGAGAAAACAGATCCGGATAAAAGAGCAGCGTTCAATTCATCTGGCGTATTTATTGTAGAAAATGTTTTCTTGGCGTTGAGCATATTCAGAATATAATTGATAACGAATTCACCTATGATGATATCATTTACAGTAGGATTATTACATTTTTTAGTGTTGCGTCTTAAAGGACAACCGTAGTTTGAAGTACGATATCCATCAACATGAAGTCTGCCAGGGGTAGACACCATCTTACTGCCGCATTTATCACAATACATAATTCCTTGGAAGATATGTGTTTTTGTAGAAAGATGAACCCTTCCTGGAAGATTGTCCATATTTCGTTTGTTAGATTTCATAATACTTCTCATTGCTTGATGCTCTTCCAGCGTAAATATTGCCGGATGGTGATTTTGAATCATAACCCATTCTTCTTCCGGGTTGATTGTTCTGCTTTCTACTCCGTTATATCGATTATATCGGTAGATTCCTGCATAAAAAGGGCTTGAGGCGATGATCCATACTGAATGAGGGGACCAGCTTGCCCCAGCTCGTGTTTTATATCCTTTTTCGTTCAAAGCTCTGCTGACATAAGCAAGTGACCGATTAAGCAGATAAAGATCTTTTAATTCACGGCAAATGGAGGCTTCGTCTTCACGTATGGAAAAGACTTTTTCTTTAGGATCATAACTATATCCAAAAGGAATGCGTCCACCGTTCCATTGGCCACTGTTAGCTCTTGATATCATAGTTGCTGTTACTCGCTCAGATGTCATGTTTCTTTCCAGCTCGGCAAAAACCAATATGATTTTCAACATGGCTTCTCCGATTGCAGTTGAGGTATCAAATTGTTCGTTCTTACTTACAAAGGTTACACGTAGCGAACGCAGCTCCTCATACATTTCCGCAAAGTCCAATAGATTTCTGGATACCCTGTCTATTTTCCAAACCAGAACATGAGTGAATTCGCCCTTTCGGATTCTCCCCATCATATTCTGAAATGCTGGTCTGTCTGTATTTTTTCCAGAATACCCTGCATCTTCAAAAATTTCATAATTATCGGTTCCGAGGATGAGCTGGCAGTATGCAATTAAATCCTTTTTCTGCATGGGGATAGAGTCTTTGTCTACCTGATGAATGGTAGAAACTCGAATATATATAGCGACTTTTGTTTCGCGTACAGACGGAGTGTTGCCGATTAGATTAGTTCTCTTTCGTGCCATATGGATGCTCCTTTGTTGAAATATATGTAATATCTGTTTGACAAAAAGTATATGAATAGATATAATGTACTTAACAAGAGAACCGTTGGTCAGTGCACACCTGACCGCCGGATAGAGTAGTAACTAAAAAATAGCGCCTTACTTTACCAGAGCAGGGGCGCTATTTTTTATGCATTAAATTGATAACAAGAGTTACAACTGCACAAAGCATAATTACAAAGGTAAAAAGATCTCCATATGTAACCATCAGCACCAGCCTCCTTTCACATAAGTGTCCGGCGGCTGACATAACACCCCAACGGTCCCCCAGTTAAATATACTATTCTGTTTTTTCTTCTTCCATCTTCTCCATCATTCCCAAAAAGATACGTTTTCCCTTCTTGGATAACTGACGGTACCGCAGGATGATATCCTGTTCGTCTTCTGAAGCAATGGCACAGCTGTATTCAGAATTCCCTACTAAATAATCTATGGAAGTATCAAGGGCTTTAGAGAGCCTGCCGGTAACATCTATCCCTGGGATAACTGTTCCTGTCATGATATCCTCAAAGGAATCTTCGGGAATTTCTGATTTAGTGATCAGATCGGACGGGTTCAGCTGCAACTGATCCATCCGGTCTTTTATTTTTGCAGAAAGAGCAGGAGCTTCTTTTTGCTCTGTTGTAGAATATTTTTCAGTGGTCCGGCCAAGAAGATAATCTGTCGGCACACCGAAATATTTTGCGCACCGATTAACCAGTTCGGTGGATGGCTTGGTGTAGCCTCTCTCAATATTCGAGATTACCTGGGCAGAAACTCCTACGGCTTTTCCCAACTCAGACTGGTGTAGACCTGATTCAGTGCGGAGAGATTTGATTCGTTTTTGAATGTTCATTCTTCAAAACCTCTAGTATTTGCTCTTTAATTGGACTCCTATATCAGAAATTTTTCCTGCATCAATCAAAAATCCAAAGGTGGCTGTTTTATTATAAGATATTTTGTCTCCAACTTGTGGAAGAGGGATAATTTCTCCACAAAATTCAGCACCCTCGAATATAACACCAAGAGTTACCATGTTGGTATCTATAGATGAAAGAAGAGATTCTATATCATCGGAATCGGTAGCCTCTATTTGAGAATTGTACATTTGAATTATTTTATCTTCTTTTTCAGTATCGACGCCATCTTTATAACTTACTTGTACAGAAAAATCTTCTTTGTTATAAACAGAAAATATTTTTGAAACATCATCTCCTATTTTTAAACCTCGAAAAGATGTACTGCCAGGATAATCGGAAGAACTCATGTAATCGTCAGAATTAACATAATTAATTTTATTACCCTGACTATCGTACAAATAGAAGTCGTCTTCTGAAAACCAGCCTTTTTTATTGACATATTGAGAAAGTACATTCTGGGAAGCGCCCTCTATTATGTATTCTCCGGTCTTATAGTCAATTATTTCATAAGCGTTTTCCTTGGAATATTTTGGGCTTACCCAGTAATAAATCATATCTTCAGCACTATTGTAAACATTGGTTACATATGAGCATTCCCAAGTGTTTTCTTTGGAAAAAAAGCAAGTTGCTTCAATAAGCACTCCGTCCGCAGACATAATCAAACCAATAGCGGCTTGATTTGGCTCATCACGAGATAACTCGTAAGAAGTGACCTCTTTTACACCCATATCCGTTAAAGCCTGAGAAATTACATCACATAATTGAATAGAATCCCCAGCCACATATTCGCTAGAAATACTGATTTGATAATCTGGAGCAGCGGATACAGGGATAGAAGACACAAATAATTGAGAAAGTGCAATTAAGGATATCAATATTTTCTTTTTCATATTTTTATTTTCCTTTCCTGCTTCGGTACCACTCGAAGCTTATTATTTTGCTTGTTTATGAACCATTATAGTAGAAAGAGCTTCTTCGCGCCTCTGCTCTTTTAATAACTTTTTCATATCGCCGATGATAATGTCTCGATTATCCTCATTTAATTCGAGAAATACATCTAAAAATTTTTGGGCGACTTCATCAAGAGAATCATTATAAGTTTTCTTATCAATTTCTGAACCGCCCATGATATATTCGTCTGAAACACCATAAAAATCTGAAATAGTATAGATATCAGACAAGAAAAGATCTAAGTTAGTACAATATCCATACAATATTTCTGTTTGTAATAAAGGCTTTAATTCTTCTATGTTTTTAGAAGAGTTTTTATCAAGGTTTAAAATACGGTTAGTAATTTCGCTACAATACATAAGATTAGTATTGTCTGGAGCACCTAATATGTCATTTATAGAAATATTAAAAATACTTGCTAATTCCCTTAATATGTTAACATCGGGCATCCTTCTATTTTGTTCATACATACCGACTGTGCTTGGAGATAATCGCAATTTCTCTGCCAATTCTTTCTGGGTCATGTGACATTGACCACGGTAATACTTGATACTTTTTCCAATATCTTTCATAAGAACCTCCATGCTATCCATTTTACCACACATTTTGTGTGGTAAAAACAAAAAACACAAAATGTGTAGAAAAAGTATTGACACTACACAAAATGTGTAGTAATATTTAAACATAAAATCACACAAAACGTGTAGAAAGGAGAGCAAAATGAGAAACAGTAATTTAGCAAAATTCCGTGCCGAAAAAGAACTTTCAACAATGGATATAGCTAAAATAATTGGGGTATCAACCTCTTTCTATGAAAAAATAGAGTATGGTCAAAGAAAGCCCAGTTATAATTTTATTGTTAAATTTAAAAATGCGTTTCCAGAATCGGATATAAGTATTTTTTTTGCCAAATAGCAACACGTTTCGTGTAGCGATAGTCATAAGAAATATTTTATATAAGTAGTTTACAACTATTTGGAGGAAACAAAAATGTCAAAATATGCTACAAAAGCTGCTGGTAATATGTTTTGTCAGGCACGGTACGAGGCGGCAAAGTTCAACGAACGGTTAAGTAGCCGCGAAGGAGCTGCTGAGGAACTTGGTGTTGACCGGACAAGGCTTGCACGAATAGAACTTGGCAGCGTTATCCCTTATCCGGAGGAAGTGCTTCTGATGGCTGATATCTATAGAGCTCCTGAATTAAAAGGTAATTATTGCCGGGAAATGTGCCCTCTGGGAAAAGGAATGCCAAAGATCGAGAATCAGGATATTGATAGGATTGCACTCAGGGCGTTGTGCTCATTCCGAAAGATCAACGAAGCCAAAGAACTCCTGCTGGATATTACGGCAGATGGAGTTATTACAGAGGACGAAAAGCCGGATTTAGAGAAGATTATAGCAACCTTGGATGAGGTTAATGAGGTGACTCAGAATCTGAAAAACTGGATTGAAAAATCTTTGAAATGAGGGGAGGAGATTTGATGCAGAAGAAATTATCTCCTTGGTGCAAGAAGGCTAAAATAGCAATGATTCAGAATGATATCTCTGTCAATGATTTGGCCGAAGAACTTGGCTGTTCCAGATGCTATCTTTCGTCAACTTTAAATGGAAAGAATACCAGCATAGAAATCAGAAGAAGAATCAGCGATTATCTTAATATTTCGGATTCAGATAATTAAAAGGAAGTGTTTTGATGGACCTTAAAGAAAAATTAAAAGAAAAATTAAAAAAGAACTATGGAATTACATCAGACGCAGAGCTTCTGGAGGAACTGAACAATATGGAAAGTGTTGATCTTGGAATTTTTGTAACCCAGATTGATGCAGAGAAGACAGCATAGATGAAGGAGGTGCGAAATTGCTTACAACAGAAGATATGAAGAAATATCATACAACAGCTGAGAGAATTTTAAATGCGCTGGATAACAGCCCGGTACCGATCAGCTGGCATGAAATGGACAGATGCGCATTACAGAGCGTTATCGCCAAAGAATTGATCTTAATTGATAAGGAGGCAAGATAATGGATGTACGCAAAGTGCAAGATATGCGAAAGAATGTGGAACATCAGTACATTACAGAAGATTCCAAAACACGGATATATCTGTCCGTGGTGCGAGAATTTAATGAGAAGGAGTATGAGGAATATTCCAAAAAAAAGAAAAGAGCGAAAATAAAAAAGAGAATTCGCTTCTTGAAAAGGTCGATGGTTTACATCGTTCCTACAGCAGTCAGTCTTATCTTCTTCGGATATCTGAGCGATATGCTTTGCGCAATAAGGGGAAGCGCAGAACTCGGATCCGAATGGATAGCAATCCCGCTCATGTGGGTGTGGGTATACGCATTGACCAGATTCGCTGTAGGAGATGCATATTAAAAGCCCCAGATGCTTAAAGGAGATATGAAGTGTAGACGGCACTCATAAATCCGCATCCGAGGCTTTTGGGTCAGAACTTTAAAAAACAGGTTGGGCCTCATTTTTTAAAGAACACCGTCATTTTATCACAGATTTAGGAGGTAATCAAGTACATGCAGGAAATTTCAGGAAGCTTATCAGAGGTTATAAGAGCATACAGTGATCATAATTTGCTTGTCCCTGCGGCAACAGATGTGCAACTGAATCCTTTCTATAAATATCATGTAGAGGAAGTTGCAGTTGATCTGAGCGAAAATAGTGGCGACATTTTTAAAGTTGGTTCTGTTAAAACTGGAAAAACAGATAGCAAAGGAAATGATATCTGGCAGGATACATATTCATTATCCAAACCACTTCTTAACAAATTGGCTATGGCAGCTGGTATTCAGTTTAATCCACATCAGACATACGGTAGACGAATTGATAGTATCACATATCGAGCTCAGGCACAGGGAGCAATGAGAAAAGCGGATGGGACTTACAGATCGGAAGTCGACCAGAAAGAAATCTGTCTTGAGGATGAAGAAGATAAGTATCGTACAGAATTTTCTGATAAGGCGGTTAAGGGGATTACAGACAAGAAAGCGGCAAATGCAGCGGCAGAAATATTTAAAGGAAACTGGGTTGATACGAAAGATAAATGGGGAAAGAAAGTTAAAGCTTATGTTATCGACGAAGCAGATAGAGAACG